ATTTTTTCTTCTCCAACATAAACAACCATGAAGTTATTTACAATATCTGAAAGACTAACAAATTGATAGTTGCCATAATTTTCATCACCGCTATCCCAAATCCCATCAGGGCCTAAGTAATACTGTTCTTGTGTTTTATCTATTAGTGCCATCTATTATTGTTTTTCTTGTTGAACTGTTTGCATCTCCATTCCATCAGCAATTTGGTACATTTGTATATCTTTAACAACTAATCCAGCAAACTCCAATATTTTAACAACTAATTCCGTTTCTTCGGAATCGTGTAATTGAAAGTTAACAGACGTGGTTGCATCGTATAAAGCCTCGCCGTATACTATTTGATAACCCCATGCAACTTCCGAAGGTGTTTTTATATAGTTACAAGTAACTCCTGTGATTTTTTCATCAGCTCCGTAGATTTTATAACCACTTTGATTAGCTATAAATACAGGTCTTGAATTGGTAGGTTTTAAATAATTCGATTGAGCTATGCTCAGATATTCGTTATAATTTGTTCTTTCCGCTTCCACAAGATGTGTGGTGTTTACTACTGTATTTGGGTTAGGATATAACGATTTAGTAGTTACTATGTTTGCATACACTACCGAGCCTAATCTATATAGATCTCCTGGAGTAGTCCAATAACCGGTAGCAGCAGTATAAGTCATAGCTCCTGAAACCTCAAACAAGTTTATTTTTTCATTAAGGATGTTTAGCATATCCGAAAATTCCGTGTCATTGCCAGGAACTCTTCCATACTGATTAATATCGTAGAAGTATTGCTCGAATATATCTAATTGTGCTTGATTAGCAAATAGATTAAATTCTTGAGGAGTAACATACCCTCTTTGCTCTTTGTTGAGTATTGCTAAAACTCTTTGATAAACAGTATCTACACTTACAGCCATAATTTATTTTTTATTATTATAATAATAGGCCACAGTTATAGTAGCCTATTACTATAAAAGTGACTATTTAAGTCTTTTTTGTATTGCTTTATAAATTTCCATTCCTTCGTCTGTCTTAAAAAACGCTGATAAAGCCGAGTATGGGTGTTCATCAAATGGTACGGTCATTAATTTTCGACCACCTTTGCCATAAGTAAAGGTTCTTTGGTCATGCGATAATTGTAATATTCCATTTTCCACTGCTTTCACACCAAAATTCCTAAGCTGTGTATTTTCATCAGTAGCTAATTGAATAAATAGAACTGGTTCTTTTCTAGCAAATATTAATACATCTCTTTTTAATTCTGAAGATGATAATTCATTTACTGCTTCCCCCATTTCTACACGTAAAATAGCTTCTGCTTCTTCAGTACTTAAAGCTTTTGCCATATTCAATGCTTGTAATTCGTATTCTATCCACTCCACTTCGTTAGAAGCTTGCACTTGTGGTTTGTATTCATTATAAAAATCTCCTAAACAAGGATGATATAATGATAATAATTTTTGTAAAGCTATATTTTCTTTTTTAACGGATAATTTTCCGCCTTTAAAAACAATACGGCCCATAATACATTGTCCTTTTTGTTCGTCGACAAATGGTGACGCTTGATTTGTAGCATATCGTAATTCTCTTTGGTATCCTTTTTCAGGATCAAACCATAAAAGAGATTTAACACTGTTGTGATATGTTGCTAAAGTGAATATTAGTGGTGTTTTGCCGCTAGCTAATTCATATAGTCTGTCTTTGATAACCCAGTTATCTTTTTTAATTTCTGCTTTTAAAGCCATGATATAATATAATATAAATGTTAATAATAAAAAGTAATAATTACCCCCGTCTTTTAACGAGGGTAACCATTACAATAAAATAGACTACTATGTCTTCTTCAATAATACGAAGTTATTCGCTGCTTGAGTACACATTGTTCTTTCTGATAAGAAATGAACACTCATTACATCGGCATCACTTGTATAATTTCCACCAACTGAACCAGTAACCCAAGATTTTAATCTTCTATCATCAGCTTCAGAAGCTCTGTATCTGATGTGTAAGAATGGTCTTGAGATATTTTGTCCTAGTTGCTGATCGTAAACTGTAGAAGTTCCTGCTGGAACGATTACACCTTGAATATCCGCTATAAGTCCACGAGTTGTAGAATCATTTAGATATTTCCAATCAGTTTTGTAGAAGTCATAAGAACCTCTTCTGAATCCAGAGAATCCAAGGTTCAAAGCCATATCTTCAGAGTTGTCAAATACACCGTAAGATGTACCACCAGCTCCGTAAGAATTTTGATTAGCTAGCATGTTATCAATTGAAAGTGATGTTGATCTGTCTAAGAACAGCATGTTTTCTTCGATAGCACCCTGCTTATCTAGTTCTTGTAATATAGTATCAAATTGATCAATACCTGCTGTTCCTGCTGTAACAGAACTAAAGTCTGAATCATTATAAACTAATCCTCTTTCCTCTAGTGTAGCAAATAAACCTTGCATACCTGCTATGTTTGCTCCAGCTGCATCAACCATTGCCCCAGGAGTTGCCTGAGAAAGTTCTGCTTCAACCATACTCATCTCTAAGTAATCCTCAAATCTAATTCTTGATTCATGCTCTGATTTTAAGTACCATAAGTATCCACCAGTTCCTATTTCAGTAGTAACTTCAACCCATCCAATTTGAGCAACGTCTGAACCGTTAACCTCATACTTGTCTCTTAAGATGATTGGTTTATTACTGTAAGTAGTGAAAGATGCGTCAACTGAATTACCAGCTAATACAGATCCTTTACCATATTCAGAACCAAATACAAACAAACTAAGAGGTGTTGCTGCAACTGCTCCCTTAAGGGCTGTTGTAAAATTCCTATCAGCGTTATCATATACTTCTATGTTGTAAATTTGGAATCCTCCTGCGATAGCTCCTAAAGATTTAACAAATGCTTTATTTGTTACATTTCCTTTAGCAACTACTATAGTCATACCTGGGCCTAATAAAGGAATTTTTCCTGCATCAGGTTGTCCAGCTGGAATAGGAGAAGGTAAAGAGATAGTCTGAGTACCTGCTGCTGCTGCTCCGGCTGCCGGGGCATTAGAAATTGCTGTTGAGTAAGCAATATGTAATCTTCCTTGTTCTGACCAAACTACTTGATCTGATGCCATAGGCATCTCTGCTCCGACCATTCTTAAGAATCCAGTAATAGTACGATTTCCGTATCTTTCTATTTCTTTTTCGTAAACTTCGGGTAAAAATTGTTGTGTCCAGGTCATATCCGCTAAAGACAAATAGTTGTCTCCGAATAAACCTTTTACAGGTCTTGGTGTTAAGTGCGCTAAGTTAGCTAATGTAGCTGGCGCAACTGCAAATTCTGCTGCCATAATTTTTTAATTTTTGTTTTAATTATTTAATGTTGCGAAAGTTTTTAATTTTCAATTTTGAAGAATCTCCTCCTGAATCAACTGATCGCACTGCCCATCCGTTTTGCGTTTTAACTTCTTGATGAACGCCTCTAGCGCCCATTTGTACGTTTTTTGCTTTGGATATACTCGTTTTCATGGCGTCGGATTTTCCTTGCTCATAAAAATGATTTGCAATCGAGTCGGCATTCATAGCTGTGAATATTCCTTTGTGGTAACCTTTAGCATCTGACATTTGATTATCTTTGTCCAAGAACTTCTTGATAAAGTTATTAATGTCGCTTTGAGTTTCCTTAACCGCAGGAGCGTTTTTAACTTTAAAACGGTATTTTTTTTCTCCAACTTGATAATCAAAACCTTTGAAATCGTCGTTAAAGACATTGTCCGTTTTATTTAAAAACGTTTTAGTTTGCTTCTCAGCTAATTGAGTTGCTACTTCGTTTTCTTTTGTATAGCGATTGAAAAAGTCTACCGCTTTTTTTTGTTCAGGTGCTAATTTAGAACCTGCTTTTATTTCTTTATAGTATTTAGATTTTAAACCATCTAAATGAGTTTTAGCTTTTGCAAGCTCTTCTCTTTGTGCTAACTTTTTACGCCTTACATCACGCTCATCATCAATTTCCTCATCAAATGAAAAATTGTCTTCCATAAGGAAATCAATATCTTCTTTATTTAAATGTGGTCTTGTTGTTTCGTAGTATTCTTTTAACAACTGACTTTCGTTTAATGAATCATAGTCTTGATTAAGTTTTACATAATCTTCTAAGCTTCCATTAGTTTCATTCATAAAGTCTACAACTTTTTGAATATTCTCTGGTAAATCAACACCAGTTTCTTTTTGTTCAACAATAGCTTCCGTTACTTTTTCTACAAGCTCTTCTGTTTTCTCTACAACCTCTTCGTCTGTTATTTCTTCAAGAACGGATTCCTCAGCTTGAACGGGCTCTGGTTGTCGTGGTATTTCTTTTTCCACTTCTTGTACAGGTTCGGCTTGTTTATCTGCAACCACTTCTGCTGCTTCTTGCTTTGTATCGGCATCTTCTGGTGGATTTATTGGTTTGGATAAATCTAATTTAATGTTTCCATCCTCACTGATTGATACAGGACCCTCTGGTACTGCTTCTACTTTTGCAGGCGCTTCAGCCGGAGCTTCAGTTACTGCCTCTACTTTTACAGGGGCTTTAATTTTAAAGCTACCTTCTGTTTTTGTTTCTGACATGATAAAATATTATATAATTGTTACTATTATTATTACCTAGGATCAAACGCACCTAAGTTAAATCCACCGCCCATTGTGTCATTCCCTCCAGATTCGAAGTTAGTGGGTGGTAAATTATCTTTTCTTTGAGATATCATCTCGCTTTGTTGTGTACCTTGTATTCTTGTACGTTCATCTTTACGATCTTCTATTTCTTTTTCTTTAGCTTTAGCGTTGTTAACTTCTATGCCTTTTAATTGCATGTTGTAATTAAATTCTAAAGCCATAAGTTCTTTCTTAGCTCCTACTTCAACTTGTATTCTTTGTTGCTCTATTTGCCCTTTTAATTGTTCTAATTGGGATTTAGTTTGAAACAAAGCTTGATCTTTTTGAACCTCTGCTTGAGCGGCTACTTGTTGAGCCTGTGCATTAGCCTGTGCTTGAGCTTGTATATTTGCTTGCTGTTCTGCTTGCAATCTTTCTTGTCTTTTCTTTTGTTTAACTTTTAATAATTGATTAGCTAATTTTAAATTTTTAACTTCTCGTATATCTATAGCGTCAGACAAATCAATTAGGTTGGCGCTTAAGGCAACTTGTACATTGTTTTCTAAAGTTGCTTTTTGTTCGTCGTCAGGAGTAAGCTCTAAGTATATGCCAAAATCATGCATATAAAGATCTTTCATTTCATCTAAAGTAGCAACATTAAATCCACCTATCTTTTGTATAAAAGCTTCTTTTGCTGGATGATATTCTAATATGTCAGAAATTCTTAATGATAAACATTCCGCGGTTTCCCTTGTTAAGTATAATCCAGCATCAAGTATATGTCTAGTTGCTGTATTTGAATTAGCTGCTGCTAATTTTTGTACACCTACTAATGCTCTAGGATCTGGTGTACTACCATCCCTAGCTTCATTAAGACCTGTTACATCTCTTATCATTTGTAGATAATAATTGTAAGTGCTTATTAGCGTTTGTAGCTTTTGCCCTCCACTTCCGGTTTGTACTTCTTGA